AAAGCAGACCAACCAAAAGTAAGTACCGGTTCATTAAAAGCACAATCTACTGGTCCAGGGTTGACGTACAAAACAACTGGTGTTAAAAAAGCGGCTGGGGGTAAAACCCAACGCAACTATGCAAAGGTGTAAATCATGTACCATAAACTGCACAAAAAGGGTCGCAAGACTCGTCGTTGATTTTCTTGAGAAAGAAAACGGGTATGGCTGCTTCCCCGTTTAAGTAAGTGGCCACTAGCTAAGGAGTCGCTATCATGGCACGTAAAGCTCGTAAACACAAACGCAAGTAATTGCCTTTGAACGACTTTGGGGGAGTAGTCGAAACCCACTCCCCCACCTATTGACAACCTGTTTGTAAGTGGTTACAAACTAGGCCCAAGGAGTAAATATGAGCGTTCCAACCGACAAATTGATGGAGTTAATGCGTAACCCACGTTCCGCAGGTATCGGTGCCCCCGAGCCAACACCTCCAGGTGCCAATATGTCTGACGCTGAAACTCCACCTATGGGTTCGCCGATGTCTACCCCAGAACCTAAGATGGGTTCTAAAGAAGCGGCAAAAATCAACCTTGGCATGGCTCAAGACTTGCTTGAGCAATCTCTACCAGCACTTGGCTCTGATACCGAAGAAGGTAAAGCTGCTCTAAGTGCAATCAGTGCAATCAACAAAGTTCTCGGCGCTCGTAAAGGTAAAACCAACGAACTCCAGCACTCTGAAATCTTGCAAATGTTGCAAACATTACCTCAAGCCGGTGGCGGTACGCCAGAAGGCAAGGCAATGGCTGCTGCACCTCTTCCTGGTATGCCCCCAGCTGGTGGTATGCCTCCAGCCCCCGGTGGTATGCCACCATCCCCAATGTAATCAGGAGTAAATCATGGACCTGTATAAGCCACGTGGAAATTCCCAACCTCGTCGTCCTACTGACAACAACCAAAAAAATGGCGTTGTGATTAACACACCTCGCTATTCTCAACTTGGTGGTTTGTCTGGTGCTACAAAAGCATCTTTTGACGGCCTCAAGGTTCAGAAACCCGGCGACGGTAAAAAAGTCATCTAACACGATAAGAGGGTAACAAAATGTCTTTAGAAAACCTTTCCTTAGAAGCCCGTGACGAGTTGGCATCATTGATGCAGACTCTGGCTGAGTCCCCCGATACACGGGAGGACATTCTGCGTTTGACCAAACGAGTCAAGCCTAACCTCAACATTCCTGAGATTGACTTGAAAGACCGCACCAACAGCGAACTTTCAAAAATGCGGGAAGAGAATGAGGCTCTGCGTAACGAGTTCCGTGCCCGTGACGCAAAGGCTGACCTGGAAGAACGCCGTAAAGCCCTGGTGAAAAAAGGATTGGCACAATCTGATGAGGACATTCAAGCAATTGAGAAAGTCATGCTCGAAAAGAAAATTGCCGACCATGAAACAGCTGCTGAATACCATCAGTACATGAAAGAGGCTGCGAAGCCAACCCCAACAGGTTATAACCCATCTGCGATTCGAGGCCTCAACCTCAATCAATTCTGGAAAGACCCACGGGGAGCAGCGCAGCAAGAGGCGGTCAAGGCTTTCCAAGATTTGCGTAAGCCCCAACGCCCAATTGGTTTGTAAAAGAGGGTTTAAAATTGTCCGGGCAGAAATGCCTATCTTGAAGGAGCTAATATGGCTATAGGTGGTGGTATTCTGCCCCAGACAGGTAGTTCGCAATTTACGGAGTTAACATACGTTACCCGTAGAGCGTTCATTCCTAAACTGGTTGTGCAGTTGTATAACAGCACGCCTTTGATGGCTGCGTTGATTGCAAACAGTCAACAAGCATCAGGTGGTGTGTCCTCAGTAACAGTGCCCGTCCAAGGCGCACAGTTCGTTAATGCACAGTGGTCTGACTACAGCGGTTCATTCGCTCAACCATCAGTCCAACAAGGCGCATATAACGCTGAGTACGACCTCAAGTTGATGATTTCTCCCGTGCCGTTCCTCGGTATGGAAGGTGTCGCTCAACAAGACGCTGCAATCATTCCTTTGATTGAAGCTCGTATGAATGACGCAACCAACGTGATGATGGATGCAATGGCAACAGCCTTGTATAACAACACCACGAATAACCAACAGTTTATCGGTCTGCCAGCTGCGGTGGATGACGGTACTGGCGGTGCGACATATCAGACTACATACGGTAACATCAACCGTTCCACCTACAGCTGGTGGCAGTCTAAGGTGTATAACGCCAACAACGTTAACCCTACCCGTCAAAACATTCTCCAATACATCTCCGGTACTGTTAAGCGTGGCGCTGAAATGCCTACGTTTGGCGTTTGCGGTTTTGGTACTTGGACATTGTTGGCTCAAGACTTTGTGGGTCAAGAGCAATACGTTATCACCCCCGGCTCCGGCTTTGACGGTGACAACAACGGTCCTCAAGCTGCTTTCCGTGCGCTTATGGTCGCTGGCGTTCCAATTTACCCAGACCCATACTGCCCAGAAGGTACTGTGTACTTCCTGAACACTAACTACTTGTCGTTGTACATCCACGAACAAGGTTCGTTTGTGTTTACCGGCTTTGAATCAACTCTACCTAACTGGCAGATTGGTTACGTTGGTGCTGTTCTTATGATTGCTGAATTGGTGTCTGTGAAGCCCAAATCGATGTCTAAGATTAACAACTACAACTACCTGTCGCTGTAAGGAGAAAAATAATGTCATTAGCATTAAACAAAATCATCCTTGCAAACGCAACCGCAAACACGCCCGGTGCGTATTTACAGTTCGTTAACTTGTCTGTGACGACTGCTGGTAACGTAGTTCCTGCTGGCCTGTATTTGTTCCCACCTACAGCCAACGTCACAATCAACATGACATCCGCAGTGAACGCTGCTGGTAACATCACGTCTGTTGGCCCATTGTTGGCTAACAACACCGGTGGTACCGTGTTCTCTGACGGCGTGAACGTGTTTGCCAACGCTACGGCTGCCAACGTGACTGTTCAAGTTTTGACAGTTGACGGTGGACAGAACGTCTCTGGCACTTACAACAACGTTTAAGGAGCAATAATGGCTAATCCCGATTCAGTATCATCGTATTACTTGGATTCGTTTGGGAGTGGTCGTATTGGTCAAGGTCCTCAAGCTAACTTGGCCGCCATTGCTAACGCAGTGGTGACCATTCCAATCTTGAGTGGTGGTTTAACCAATAGCGGAAACCTTACCGGTTCCGGCTCTGTCATTATTCGTCGAGTGACAGTGAACAACCCTACCGGTAACGTCTCTGCGGCTAACGTCTCGATTACCACAAGCAACGACGGCAACTTGTCTAACGCAGTTGTCTCCCCCGTTGTTTTGGCAAACTTGATTGCAGCGGCTCACTACCAAGACTTGACTATTGCTCAACCGTACTTGTCCAACACGGCGGTTTCCGGTTCTGTCACCCAGGCTTTGTACGTTAACGTGCACGCAGCCGCTGGTAACAGCAACGTGGCAAACATCCAGGTTTACGGCGACGTAGTTGCCTTCTAATGGAAAACGTCTTTGTAACCAACCGTAGCGACACCCAATTGACCATTGGTTATGAGGGTGTTGTCTACGAGTTCAAACGGGACACACCTGTAGAGCTTCCGCTAGGCGGAGCTGTGCAGCTGTTTGGTTACAAACTAGACGACAGAGAACACATCTTGGTTCGACATGGCTGGATTCACACCCATGCCGAGCTGGAAAAAGGTTTGGAAAAGCTAGACCAGTTTGAAATAACAACTGAGAGGCCAGAAAAGAACAGCTCGTTACCCTCGGCTGTTGGCGTAGTACCCTTGCGGGTTGAGAAATCCGCAGGGGGAAAGTTCAATAAGAAGGTAGCTTAACAATGGACGCTTCATGCCAGCTCTCAATGATTACCTTTACCAAGTTGAAAATTTGCTGCATGACTCCAACAATGTTTTTTGGTCACAGAGTCAGCTAACAAACTATATCAACGAGGCCAGAGAACGTACAGTTCGTGATACTGGGTGTCTGCGTACCATTCAGAACACGCAAACGCCTATAGCCTCGTCTAACCCCCTTCTTGGCACCAATACAAATACGACTCCAGCCA